CTAGTCTTTTGATGTGATTTTTTTTAATAACTTAGCTTTGATTAGCTCTTTTTTTTCTTTTAATTCTCTCTCTCTCTCCTCTATTTCTAACAAGTCAATATTACTCTTAATATATTGTCGATAAAGAGGGTGTTGCATTAAAACATCATTATTTTCATAGAGAGTTTTTGTAATTTTTACAATGGACTCGTTATTTATATCAATACTAAGAAGGTTGTTCTTAGAATTGATCATTGGCCCTTTTCCGTTAACTAGCCATTCAATATTTATATCTGGATAAATAGAAGATATATTACTTATAGCATTAGAGTTTAATGGAGTGTTTTTTGATTTACCGGTAAAATTGCCATATGACATACCTATTTTTCTAAAAAATTCCTGCTTCGTAATACCTTTATTATCAGGTATTTGTAAAACTCTTTCTTTAATATTAGAGGTTTTATTACTCATTATTTTTGTTTTAGGTAATATATCTTCTATATTTGTACTTTACTAAGGACAAACACAACCAATGAACAAACCTACAAAAAAAAGAAACAAATATAATGAGGAAGTCCTCCAAACTTTAATGAAAAACTATGGATATAAAAGAGGTTATATTTTGAAGTTTTTGAGAGGAGAGAGAAAAAATGTCGTGTCCGATGAAATTATAAAAAACTATCACAGTTTGCGAAAAGCGGCAGAAAACTCCGTAAATGAAAAGAATAAGGAGATTATTCAAGCTTTGAAAAAATAGTTTATCTTAATTATTACGCTATATAATGTACGCTTATCAAAATAACATATTATCTATACCTGCGAAGTTGCTATATGAGGAGATAGGTATAGCCTATGAAACTTATAAAAAATGGGTAGCTCGCGGAAAGCTGGTAAAAACCAAGAAGGGCCTTGGAAAGGGAAATCAAGCGTGGATAGCTTTCCACGAAATTAGCGAGCTTTGGGTGAAACAAGCTGTAACAGCTAAACTAGGACCTCCCTCAAAAGTGATATCTGAAAACCTTTTTGAAAATTACATCATTCCAGATCATAAAGCAACTAACTTTTTTGCTAGTCACAGGAAGCCAAATGGTAAGAGTTTGTCATTTGACAAACAAAGAGAAAAAGCTACTAGCGCAATGATTTTAAATGCCATTGAAACAGTGTTTAAACAGCGAGATGTTTTAGTTAAAAATAAAGAAACTGCGTGGGCGAACATCTCCGATGCTGTAAATGCATTAGATGAAACAAAATGGCATTACAAATTACCTTCAACGGCACGCTCTTTACAACGACGCTATAAGCGCTATTTAAAAGAAGGGTACGCTTCTTTTATTCACGCCTTGGAGGGCCGCAGCAATTCACGAAAGGTAACAGCTAAAATTGAGAATTTAATATTGAGCTTGTACTGCCTGCCCAATAAGCCATACTCCTCTTCTGTTCATGATATGTACTTACAGTTTTTAGGAGGCGCTTTTGAGGTGTTTGACATTTCTACAGGAGAAGTATTTGATCGTGATGATTTTTATGTCGATGATAAACCAGTAGAGATTTCCGAAGGAACCGTTTGGAATTACATAAACGCTCCCCATAACAAGTTGATAATTGCAAAGGCAAGAAATAGTTCATATGATTTTAGCCATAAAAATAGGCCACACGTTAATAGGACAGCTCCTAACTACTCAATGAGTAAAATTACACTAGATGATAGAGATATCATGCATACAAAACTGCATGATGGCACTAAGGTAAAAGCTTACTATGCCTTTGATGATTTGTCAGGCGCGATGATAGGTATAGCACATTCAAAAAAGAAAGACCACAACTTATACCTTGATTGTATTAAAAATATGTTCCGGTTCCTACACATAAAAGAATTAGGAATACCAATGCAAATGGAGGTGGAGAGGCATTTAGTAAGTGATTTTAGCGAGGGGCTTATGAAAGCGGGGAATGTTTTTCCTTTTGTTAGATGGTGTAACGCTACCAATTCTCAAGAAAAGTACGCAGAAACATATATTAGAGTTAAAAAATACGGTGTTGAAAAATCCAATAATCAAAACGTAGGACGTCACTATTCTAGGCTGGAGAGCAACCGTATTACTAGGCAAAAAATATTTGATGAACAAAATGATAATTATGTATTTGCCCAGGCTAATTACGAGGAAATCGTAGCGAACGAATTACAGGAGCAAGAAGCATACAATAATAGCCTTCACCCAAATCAAGAAAAGTACACAGGTATGACAAGACTAGATGTATTGATGCATTCGGTTAATCCTAACTTACCAAAACTAGACAAAGCTCATTTAGCAAAATATATTGGAGAAAAGACAAATACTACGATAAGAAGAAATCAATATGTGACGGTAAAATATACAAAATTTCAACTAGAAACTCCTCAAATTATACATCAATTAGCTCCTAATAACTATTCTGTTGAAGCGTATTATATTCCTGGGGAGAGCAACAAAATAGACGAAGTTTATTTATATCAAAATGGACGATTTATTTGCGAATGTAAGCAAGTACCAACATTTAACAGAGCGAATGCAGAATGGACGGATATAGATAAACTAGGCTATCAAGAAGCTACAAAGTATATCAGTCAATTTGATAAAATGGTAAAGGAAGATACTGGGAAAAAACTCCAAAAAGTATCAATTATAGAAACAGAGAAAACGATTATCGATGTTACTCCAGAGATTGTTCCTGAAGAGGAAGTACTAGAATATACACCACTTCAAGTTAACGAGGTAGATACTATCAATAAAGCTATAAACGATTTATAACTATGCTACAAGTAGAAATTAAAGAACGAATTGTTTCTAAACTTATAGAAGCTCGAGAAAATTATCCAAGTGATAAAAAACACGCAGTTGCTTTAGGAATTAATAATACCCAATATTCTAGAATTAAAAAAGGAGAATTAATTAAAGTCATTTCAGAGGCTAAATGGGTCACTTTAGCAAGAATATTAGGTGTAAAATTAGGGAAAGGAAATGATTGGGTTACGGTGAAAACAGAAACATACAACTATATAACTGCACAGCTTGTAGCCTGTCAAGAGAGGTCAATGTCTGCAATTTTATGTGATATATCTGGCATCGGCAAATCGCATACTGCTAAAGAATATGCAAGAACACATAAAAATGCTGTGTATATCGATTGTTCGCAGGTTAAATCAAAGCAAAAGTTAGTACGAAAAATAGCCCAAGAACTTGGAGTTGAACACACTGGAAGATACGCAGATATCTACGAGGATTTGGTGTTTTACATTCAATCGACACCAGACATTCTAATCATTTTAGATGAAGCGGGAGATTTATCTTATGAGGCTTTTTTAGAATTGAAAGCTTTATGGAATGCCACAGAATATACGTGTGGATGGTATATGATGGGAGCGGATGGATTAGAACAAAAAATTAAAAAACAAAAGAACCTTAAAAAAGTAGGATATACCGAGATTTTCGATAGATATGGTAATTCTTTTAGGAGAATAAGCCCAAATGGTTCGGACGCCCTAAAAGAGTTTAAAATGCAGCAAGTTGCAGAAGTAGCTAAGGCAAATAACTCAAAAATATCAGCACTTGAAATGTACGCTAAAACGAAAGGATCCTTGCGAAAAGTTAGGCATGAAATCGAAAAGCAATATATCCATGAAGAAAATTAAGAAAGCTTACGGAATTTCGGACATCGAAAAAATGAAATTTACGAGAGTGAAATTGAGTGGAAATTTAGGCAGGCATTTAGGTGAAATGGAAAGAAGCGGATCCATGTTGATTTACGGCGGATCCGGACAAGGAAAAACAACCTATGCGTTAAAGCTTGCTAAAGGGGTATGCCAGGAGGAAAGAGTAATTTACAATACGGCAGAGGAAGGAATAAAAGCCAGTTGGCAACGCTCTTTACAACTTAATAATATGAAATTAGTAGCTGGCAAATTTACTTTTGTAAAAGAAGGATTTGACGTTTTTTTTGAGAGAATTAAACAGAAAAAACAGCCAAAAGTTGCAATTATAGATAGTGTACAATATTTCTTTCGTGGGAAAAAAGTTGAAGACTACTTCAACTTGATAGAAACATGCAACGATGTGCTTTTTATTTTTTTGAGCCACATAAAACACAACGAACCTAAAGGGGCAATTGCTGAGGAAATTTTGTGGGATTGCCAAAATAGAATTCTCGTAGAAAATTTTAAAGCTTATGTGGAAAAATCTCGCTGTGGCGGAGATGAAACATTGCCATATATAATAAATGAGAGGAAAGCTAATGAAAGAGAATTGAAATTATTAAGAAAAGGCTAAAATAATAAAAAGCAGCATTATGAAATTACAGATGAAAAAAATAGAATTATTGAAGAAAAAAATAGCAAGTAGCCCTAATGATACTAAAATGAAAAGAGAGCTTAATCATTTGTTAATGAAGAAAAAACAGCATGATATAAATAAAGAGTTCCCTCTCTAAATAGAGAACTTTCAAAAAGTTAACTTAAAAATAAATTACATAAAACTGAGATATGGCAAGATTAAAAAAAACAACCATTCAACCACCATTAAACGAATATGAAGCTAACAGAGTAATGGAAACCTATGCAAAAGCAGATGCAAAGAAAGATATGCTCGCAGCTAAAATGGATGAAGAAATTACAGCAATAAGAGCTAAGTATTCAGAGGAGCTACAGGAATGTACAGAGACAACAGATAAGTGTTTTAATAAAATGCAGGCTTATGCTGAGTGTAACCCTGATTTATTTGGTAAAAAGAAAAGCTACGAGACACCTTACGGAATAATTGGATTTAGATCAGGTACACCAAAGTTAAAAGCTACAAAAGGCTATACTCTAAAAGCTGCTTTAAAGTTACTTGAAAAGAATAAAGCAACTAACTATTTACGTACCAAAATAGAAATGGCTAAAGATATTTTAATAGCAGAAAGAAATAAACCTGAGGTAATTAGTTTGATGGGAGAATGTGGTCTTGAAGTTACACAGGATAATACTTTTTTCGTAGAGCTTAAAAAAGAAGAGTTAGTAAACGGTTAAAAATAAAAAAGAGCCGATTATTTCGGCTCTTTTAATAATCCCTTTAAGATGATAACAAATATTACAGAGCAGCAAATGCAAAGCCACCAAGATAATTGGAAGGAAAACAAAGAATTACCGCCACACGGTAGCTTTTTAGCAAAAACTAGAAAAAAGAAGTATTTAACACTAAAACACTTAATAGGTTCAGACCCTGAATTTAAAAAATGGAGTTTTTTAGGTACTGCCAAAGGTTATTTAAAACTAAGATAATGGATGCTACCAAAGAACAAATAAAAAGGATTCACGGCTTATTACCTTCAAACTTTAAAGAAGATAAACAAGCAAAAGGTCATTTAGTACAACAGTTTACCAATGATCCTAAAAGAAGAAGCACAACAACTCTAACATACACAGAAGCTAATTTACTTATAGAAAAATTAGGCGGTACGTTTATTCCTCAAGTAAATAAAGAGTGGTTAAAATTTGATTGGAAAAACACTAAGCACCGTAAAATAATGAGCCTTTGCCGTGAGTATGGTTGGGAAACAACGGTAAATGGAAAATTAGTTGCTGATTTTAAAAGGCTAGCCTCGTGGCTAAAAAGTTCAAAAAGCCCTGTTAAAAAGCCTATTACAAAAATGAACACGAAAGAGCTATCGAAAGTTATTTCAGCATTAGAAAATATGGTATGCCATCAGTTCCAAAAAAAACACCAGTAACCTGTTGTAAGCATCCGGAAAATAGGAAAACCATCGTAGTATTAAGTGCAATTTGCGGGTGCGAAAAAACAAGAATATTATGCACGAGCTGCAATGAATACTTAAATATAGCTAAAATAGAATGTTAATAAAATGAACGATACAATTAAAGTAAACTTTACAGTTGATATGGTTCACGCAACGTATCAGGTGTTATTACATGTCTATAACCCTATATACTCAATAAGTTATAACGACAAGGTAATAAGAAGTATAGGTATTGATTTGGTGGAAATATTTAGAAAAATAAATGAGAAAAATCAGCGAAAAAATGATCTTTTTCATGCAAATAAAAAAACAAAAATAACTCTGAAATATTACCAATTATGGGCATTGCACGAAATCCTGATCGATTTAATTAGTTTATCAACTTCTAAATTCTACCATCTACAAGTTCAACTTGTAATTAATAAATTAAATGAACAATTATGAAAGTATTTTTAATAACGCACAAAGCTTCTTCCAGCTCGATGCTTTTTACATATACGGCAAAAGGTGTTTTAAAAGAGTTTAAGTTAAATTTTTCGCCTAAGATCAATTTTTACTCATTGCTAACTCCAGCATTTCCTTTCAATTTATCAGATGTTGATAATTACAAAGGAGATAAAGCGTATAAAGTAGCGGAGATAGCTCAAGATTTATCTTTTACAACTTTCTGGAATAGCTTTGCCTACAAACATGGAAATAAGCAACGAGCATCTAAGTTATGGAGTTTGCTGCCCGAATTAGAAAAGGCGAAGGCACTCGCTTATATACCAACGTATAAAAATATGCTTATAAATAGTAGCAAAGATCACTTATACCCGGAAACATATTTAAAACAGAAACGATATGACAACGAATAGCCACAATGAAAGTATTTTAAAAGTTGGAGATATTCTTTTTTTCAAAAACTTACAGGAGTTACAAGAATTTTCTGAAAAACACCCCCCAAAAGATAATGAATTCAAAGTAGAAGTAGCAATTAATGGCTTCAAAATCACTAAAAAGCAATAATAAATGGAAAGAATTTTAATAGTAAGTGGAATGCTACTAACATTGATAAATATCTACCTAATATTTTATCAGAAAAGCGTTATTAAAGCTCTTTTAAAAGTAGCTAGCAATAGAGTTTATTATTCCGGGGAAATTCAGATAATTCTATTAAAGTATTTACAAGAGTATTACCACGAGAATAGAGATATTTCAAAAAGAGCTCACTGCCAAAAATTAATAGTGGAAATTGAAAAATACAATAAGATAATAAGAAGAGAAATTCAGATAAAATAATCAAGATTTAAGATGGCAAAAAAAGTAGAAACAAAAGATATATACTTAAAATTAAAACAATTAGAAAACATGTTAGCTACCTCCTTGATAGACGCTCGTGAAATTCAAGAATTAAATAGTACAAGAGAGATGAGTATGGTTATTAGATCAATTGAAGATGCTCAAGATAAACTTTGGAGGTTGGAAGATGAGTATGATGATTAGATCTTTAGAATATAAATGACATTGAATTTATTGGTGGTCAATATGGATTAGAAATATGGACGAATTCGGATCAGATGAACTTATTGAGGAAAACAATTTAAACTAACACAACAGGATGAGTGATAAACTTTTTAAAGTTGGAGAACCAATACCGAGTATTTGGCTTCATATGGAATTTGATTTTAATGATACAGCCCAATATTTAGGAGGTGTATTAGTTCCAAATCAAAAAGAAGCTACCAGATTAGAAAAGAAGTATAACAGTTAAAATGCAAAATAAAATGAGAAAACAAATAGAGTGTAAAGGAAAAAAAATAACAATTGAAGTATCGTTAAGAGCTGTTATAGAAAGAAGACCAGATTTAACTAGTTTTCACAAAGTTGAGATATGGGAAGAAGGAGGCGACTATAAAAAAACAATAGAGATAAATACTAGGCACAATTTAGAAGATAAACTAATGAAAATAGAGCAAGGTATTAAAGAAGAAAGCACCCTCCTTAAGCTATCAAAAGAAGAGCAAATATTAGTTGATTTAGGGTATTCTAAATCAACCAACGAACTTAAAAATGATAGTATAATAATGCGAGAAATAACGAAATAAATGAAAACAGCTTTTAACTTTTCTATCCAAGACTAAAACAATAAAACATGATAAAAATAACCCGAGCAGAAATAAGCAAATGTATCATTCATAAGGTAGCAAATAAGTACATTGGAGGAGGAACATCAATATCGGAAGAGCTAGTACGTTTTGACGAAAAAAGTTACGAAATTTTATTGTCTTTTTTGTTAAAGCCTTTTGGTAGTTTAACACAAAGTTATCGCTTTACACATCAGGCGAATATACCTTTAAAGAAGATAGCGAAAAACATTTTTGAAGACGAAGGGGAAAGCAACTTTATAGATAATTCTAAAAATATTGTAAGTCATTTATATCACCAATCGAATAAGGCAACAATAAAAAAAGGCGATGTATTAATAGTATTGTTTGAAGGTATAGAGTATAAAGATGTACTTACAGAAGCTATTGGAATATTCAAAATAGAAAATAAAGTTAATTTTTTCCAAACGTTTAGAGAAGATGAAAGTTTTGATATTGCTTTAGCGAAAGGTATTTCAACTAGAAAACTAGATAAAGGGTGCTTGATTTTAAATATGTCAGATACTGAGGGCCCTGTTATCTTAAGTGTTGATAATAATAATTATGATGCACAATATTGGATCAAGAATTTCTTAAATGTACAATACGCTGACGATAGAAATTTACACACAAAACATTATTTAGAAATGTGTGAATATTTTTCCGAAAACATCATACAACCAGAATTCGGAAAGCAAGAGCAAAGTAGATTTTTAGCCAATACTGTTGATTATTTTAAAGAACATGAAAGTGTAGATCACCATGATTTTAAGCAGGAAGTTTTTGAAGTAGATAAGCACAAAGAGTTATTTGAAGGTTATAAAAAGCAATACGAAACTCTAACTGATGTCTTAATTAGAAATAATTTTGAAGTTTCTGATTCGGTTTTAAAGAAGGCAAAAAGCAAGTTTAAAACAGATATTAAATTAGATACGAATATCCAAATTAAAATAGATATTGACGCGCCTGATGCTTCTTCTGAATATCTTGAAAAAGGATATGATGAAAATAAAAAAATGAAATTTTACAAAGTATTTTTTAACGATGAAAGATAACAAGATAGCATTAATAAAAGTGCTGCAATATGATAAATTTAATCCTGGAGTTTTGACAATTTATGATAGAATGCTAATTCATAATTATAGAAATCAAAAGAAACCTATATCTGCTAAACTAAAGGATAAAATTTTAATAATTTCAGAAGAAATTCATTTAAAAAATTGGGAGGCACCAATTTATCGTTATAATCAAGAGAGAAGTATCGAAATATTTAATTGCGCCACAAAAAACTGGGAAATTTCTGATTTAGGGAAGTCCGTAAAAATATAATTTAAACAATGTTTAAATTGCATTAAAATCAAAAATAAATGTACACTTTTTTTGAGAAATTGGTTATTAGAGCAGCTTTAATAACATATAAAAAGCATTTAAGTTCATTGGATAGATGCTTGATGAGAGATAAAATAATCTACATAATAGATAGACTTCTATCAAAAATTAATTGAACAGTTATAAAATAATGGAGGGGCTTTTTGTTTGCCGCGCTTAATTTATTCATTAAGCGTGGCTTTTTTTGTTTAAAAAACTGCTTTTGGTAAAGTTAAAATTATGATATAAATTTGTTTTGTGCCAATAAAAGAATCTACCAAAAAACTTCACAACGATATTCGAAAGGAATATCAAAAATTAGCAAGCATTCAAGAATTCGGAGTTCAAAAGTACTCCGATTCTTGGATACGTGCTAAAGTAGCTCAGAAATTCTACAAATCGCCTACAACCATAGAGAAAATAGTATATTTTAGGGTAGCGTAACATTATTATTAAGCTGGACTTGCCCACCTATTTTGATCGTTTTTTTCATTCCCGAAGTATCAACCATCCTAGTAGATAAAGGAATTACATTTGAGTTGATCTGATCAGATCCTTCAAATTCAAAATTTACACCTCTTCTAGATATACTCCCAAAAGAATTCCCACTATCAAAAACTTTCCAATGGCCATGTAATTCTTTAAAGATTTGATCTAATAGTTTTAAATGCTCCAAAGCCTTTGTTCTTTCTTCTGCAGTTTCAATACTACTGGTCTCATGTAAACTCTCTGAAGCAACAATTAAATCGAATTCAACTTCTGCAGCTTGTTTTCTTCTGCCGAGTGTTGTCCAGTTAATTGGATGTATATCTAAAAACACCGCTGGATAATTAAAAGAAAGGTTGTCATTTTCGTCATTGTTTCGTTGTAGTTGATCATTCCATAAATCAATATATTCAATATTGAGATCAGCTGCTTCCAATCGCTTTAAAATCTCATTGTAAAATTCATCTAATATCATGAGTTCCAAATTTTATCTATTTCTTTAAAAACATACTTTTCAATCTCATCATTTATAGTCTTAGAAGTGGTCATAAATGGTCGTTTTGGTATGTTCATTTTTCTTTTATGTGCTTTTACTTCTCCAGTGTTTTTTACCGTTGTTACAGTTCTATTTCTGTACTTCCCGCTTCTTGTTCTTGTTTTCTCAGTTCTTTTAGCATATCGATTTCTTTTATGAGAACTTACATTAACAGATCCTTTGAAACCTTCGTTATGAGCTGCTGCATATAATAGGTTGCTAACTACTCGAGCTTCGTCATATGTTGAAGCTGTTCTCATAGATCTGAGCATTCGACCTGAGCCAATTAAAATGCCTTTACTCTTGGATCTTCTTCCAAAGGTTCTACTCTTCTTTTTAGAGGTTTTTCTCCAAGGAATAAACACTCCATGTTCGTTAACATACCCCTGACGTTTAAAGTTCGTTTTAAAGTCATTTAAAGCGATATTACTCACTACTACAGGAAGCGTTCTTCTGAACTTTCTATATTCCTTTTGGAGTTTGCTGAAAGGATGATCAAAAGGTTTACTCATTTTTAATTAGAATTCCTTTTCTGATTGATTTTTCTGTTTGAGTATTTTTATACCAGGACTTAATTTTCATCCCTGTTTTTTTATCAATTGTAACAATTACAATCATTACATCCTGATCATAAACTTTTACATAAGTGTATTGTAAAGTACTCTTGTATTTTCTTAAATACACCTCGTCTGGACTATTTAAAACCTCTTTTAGATTTCCAAAAATCTTATCACGTTCATAGCCTTTAGTTAAGTATTCATTGACTAGATTTTTCTCCAGTATGTTTTTCTCCAGGGCAACTTCTCGAGAAGAGAAATCTTTGTATAAAACCACCTCTTTATTATCGATTACTTTTTTGTTTTTATCAAACGTTGATAAGATCGTTTTCCTAGTTGCTTTTGGATCTCTTTTAAGAGATTTGTACGAGTTGGTATCTCTCAATTCACTAATGGTTTTTAAACCATAATGAGAGAAATTGATATTGCTTGCTTGTAGATTTTCATTGTTTGAAATTTGATCTATATAATGCGTGTTTAAATCAAAAATCTCCAAAGTCTCTCCAGGATTATTCAGGAATCCATTTTCTTTCATTTTTTTGATGTCATCTCCTAAAATCTTGCTTGCTTTGTCAAAAGTTATGACCTCATTCTTTTTAACCTGATCTTTTCTTAATGCTGTCCTAGTACATCTACATCCAAATTCTAAAGGTGGAGTTAAACTTCTGGCTTTAACATCATCAATACTAAAAGTCTTACCATTTAAAGCCTCATGGGAAGCTCTTACTTGCTCATCTTCCATGGTGTCATATCTCCAGTATGGAAACGTTTGTTTGTCTTTATACTGGCGTATATAACTTGCAGCGTTTTGGGCTTTTGCAATTGCTGTATTGTATTCTATTTCCAAATAAGCGTCAAACTTTCCTAGAATAGCTATGGCTTTCTTCCTAAAGGTTGCATAAGATTCGTCAATATCCAATGCTTTATTTAACTCATATACTTGTGCAACATATTTGTTAAAACCAAACTGGTTAAGATTTATCTCCATCATGGTTCCTGCGATGTAGTCAGGTTGTAAATACGAGCTTTTTACATCAAACTGATCTCTTACTCCTTTTTTAAGCTTGTCAAGAGCTGCAGTAAAAGCGCCTTTAGAGAAGGTAACTTTCTTATTATAGAAATCATTGATGTATTGCTCATCTTCATCTGTTAATTCATAAGTATTTACCAATGGAGTTTCACTAAAAATATTCTGAGGTTGTGGGTTTAAGTTGTAATCAATCTTTTTTTTTTCAGCTACTTCTTCCTGTTTCTTTAGCTTTTCAGCGAGTTCTTTTGCATCTGGTTTTGGGACTCCGTAAGTTTTGTACCAATACGCATCAGGATAAAAAATTTTTTCTGAAACTTTTAAATCAATCTCAATACGCTTCTCGATCGGTAAAGCTTTAGTTTGATCAAAAGTGATTTTCCCTTCAGGAATAGGATAACCAATATTTCTAATTTTAGGTAAAAATTGCCAGTTTAATAAAAACTCTACTTCGATCATATCTGAGTAGTTGATTTCTTCCTCTACTTCCTTATGTGTTTCGCTTTGACTTTTACTAGATCCATCCTCAGTTGTCATAGTTTGCCCAACATATAATTTTGAGATCTCTTTATTACAAATGTCGATGAGATCCTTAAACACTTCACTTTTACCAGCGCTATTATTATCGTGAAATTCAACACTTGCTCCTTCAGGAATTACAGCATAAGGAGCAGTTCCCATTTCCTCCAGGGCATTTTCTAATTTTGCTCGTACATCATCATCGTATTTATTGTATTTACCAACTCTAAAGGGTGAACCAAACATCTCAGCAAATTGCGCCCAATCTCCAAAAGCACCACGCTTATAAATTATGTATTGTGCTGCATTCATAAGTTTCCCATATGTTTTAGTATCTCCAGCTTCAATTAAATAATTGTGATATTCAAAAGCCTCATCTCTATAAAAGGTTCCTTTATCTGGAACACTAATATCTTGAATTAAAAAACCTGTTTCTGGTACTACGTTTTTTCGAGGAATAAGTTCAACATCGCTGATCATTCCATCTTTTATAACAAGTTCAATCAAGGCATGTCCGAAACTAACCGAACTCATGATAAGCTTCAATAGTTTTCGCATCCAAGGAGTGTCTAAAATCTGATCTTTCATAAATTCATTCACTTGGCCATCTTTGCCTTTTTCAGTAAAGATTAACTTTTTATTGATCACAGCATTGGTTCGCTTATCCATTACAGATTCTAAATGACCATCAACTTTGATATTATCATAAAGATCATATAACAAAGCTCTTTTTGGATTCTTAGGATTTATAGCTGCATTTATAGCCTTTACCCAGTTGGAAATATCTTGAGAAGACATCCTTACTCCATTTGTTTTTATGGTTCCTGAGTAGGCTGTATATGATTTACCTATACGACTATGAGTTGTGGTTTTTTTCTTAGCCATTATTCAATGTGATTTTGTCTTTTTTTCTTACTCCCGAATCTAAAATCGGCTTTTATATTCTCTCCTTTATCGTTTAATTTTAACGGCAAATCATCTGGAACAATACTGCCTTCTTTTACTCCTTCAAGCCATATCATTGCATCATCATAAGCCTCTTTTCTATAAACAGGAACTTTTCTAGGGTTACCTATTCGGTACAAGTACATCAAAGTAATATCTAAACAATATCCTAAGATGGCCTCATCTCTTTGATCTAAAGTTTTATTAAAGATGTTCTCTACATCATATCGAGCATTTAAGTGGCTTTTCATCACTTTAATTGCTCTTTTTTCAGCTTTATCTAGAATATCATCATCCAGCTCAATAATTCCGTCTAAACGGTTTTGGCGTATATGCGGTTTGTAATCTGATTTGTCAATAAATGCACTCATATTTTATACTTGCTTTTATGTGAACGTCCAACACTAATTTTACTAATTGCCTCTCGAGCCATTTCCATTAATAAGTGGATAGCTCCTTCCGCAGCATCGGGACCATCTTTTTCATTGTTACGTACTCCTGATTTAAAATGTAGATATTGGTAGATCAATCTTTTTGTGTATCTACAATCTTCAAGACTCTGATCAAAAAAAACTTTCCCTCTTTCAAAAAAACCTGCAGTATTAGAAATACGTAAATCCTTATCTGGCTTTTTACGTTTATCTCCTTTCATAGGGATTCTAAATCCATATGTTTCCACTGCATCATCAAAATGATCATGTAAAAGGCTCAAAAGGAAAACTTCTTCCATCCACCATACTGCAGTTGCATTTTTGTTTTTCAAATAATCATAAAGATCGTAGTGCCATGCGATCATTTGACCAATAGTAACATTCTCAACATATACTTTTCTAAAGTGAAATTCTCCATCCTTAAAACCAATTAAAACAAGTGCTTTGGTATCTGAAGATTTTGTCTTTTTAAAACCACCATCGAGGTATGCAATGAGGTATTTATAGGATCTTAGAGGTGGCAGTTTTTTAAATACCATCCACTCCTTTAAAAATTCTTTTCCTTTAGATTGCGGATTGTTAAAGTATTCGGTTTGAGCTTCATCTCCAGCTAAGGAAATCATCTCTTTACATTCTTGGTTTGTATAAGCTTCTGGCCAGCTTGAATTTCCTTCGTTATCAGTTAGGTTTACAGTAAATAGTAAAGCATTTGGAAATTCAGCTCTACACTTTTTCTCCATTCTCTCAACACAACAATCTTCAGCAATTTTATTGTTAAGGAACACTACTCTTTTCTTTCCCGAAACGTGCATGGCAGGAAAACAATCTCCCTCGATATATTTCCAGTTTTTATCAAGTCGCTCAGGATTAGCACAGACCTCTGGATGATCAAAATCATCAAAAACTAAAAAATCATATCGATCTCCGTCGTTTGTTTTACCTCCCCTTGGTGTTTGACCTGCACCAAGAGCTTTAAAAGAAACTCCGTCTGAAGTTATAAAATGCCCAGCTGTCCAATTTCCTAAACTGATCCTGCTTCCAAAATCACGAATCAAACGCTCGTTTTTCTCAAGTGCGTGTTTTATTGGGCTTAGTAAAGTAACTGCGTTATCATAGTTATGAGAAAACATTCCTAAACTCTTAAACTCGTTGTTGTAGTAAAGAAATATGATAAGTAAAGCTGTTACGGAACTTTTAGCCATATCACGACTAATTTTAGCCACTGCAATATTGATGTTGAATTTAGACTCAATTAGATATTTTGCGAATTTTTTGTGCCATTTCGCAAACTTTGCCTTGGTTACTTTTGGAAAATAGTAATAACAGAATTCCTCAAAGTTTCCTAACAAACGTTTTACTCTTTTGTTTTTCTGACTATGAGTCTCATTAAGATCATGTTCAACAGGCGTATCAAATCCTTTGGAGAATTGCTCCCATTTTTTAAGGGCATCTCTATCATCAAGCTTCCTAATTCTAACCATTAATCACCGTCCTTATAAATTCATCGATATACGTTTGCAATTTCATGGCAGTATCATAGTCTGTCTTTTTAACAAACTGTAAAAGAGGAATTGCAACATTGACAATTTGGCTAAGTCCAAGTTCTCCCTCGAGATCCTTTGCTGCTGCAGTTAATTTTTTAAGTGCATCTGCTTCCTTTGAATTAGCAAATCGTTGTCCTTCTTCTTTATCTCGAATAAAGCTGTTTAATTCATTGATTTGAGCATAAATCATTGAAAGCTGTTCAGGCTTTGAAATAATGGTAGCTGCTTTCAGGTTTTCCCATTTTTGTTCCTTAGCCCAAATTCCAATCGTTTTGGCAGTTACCCCCACCTTTTTAGCAATCTCAATATAGGTCAATCCGTTTTTTAAATACTCGGTTTTTGCCCACTCTTGAAGTCGTAATATTTCCTGTTTAGTTCTCCTTGCCATACCACAAAATTCAACTTATAAATAGAGCTATAGAAATTGAATTTACAAATTGGTAAGCTATGATTACCAAAACGGTAACTGAGAGTTCCCGTTTTGTAATTCCAATTTTTTTCACAAATCAAACTATCTCAATTTTGCTGTAAAATCAGAGAGAAATGCCTAAGAATTTTACCATTATTAACCAAGGGAAGAATAAAGCAACCATCATGTTGACGGGAGTTGTATCTTCTTATGATAGTGACTACACTTTTAAGGCTGCTACTTTTATAAATGAGTTTCGAAAACTTCAAGAAACCAATACTGCAATTCATATTGATATCGTGAATTTTTACGGTGGTTCTATCATAGAAGGTATTCCTATTTACAACCATATTAAGGATGTTATTGCTGAGGGAGAGATAGAGATCACAGGGAAAATTGATGGGTTAGCTGCATCAATGGGTAGCATCATTGCAATGGCTATTCCAGTTGAAAATTTGGAAATGGCCAATATGGGAAGGCTTATGAATCATTGTGCAAAAGGAGGAGCCTATGGAACTGTAGCTGAAGTTCGAAACACTGCTCAGTTAATTGAAGATTATGAGAATGATATGGTTAACATTTTAGCAGAGAGAACTAGATGGAGTGTAGCTGAAGTGAAAAAAAAATGGATGGATGGCCTGGACCATTACATTACTGCAACGGAAGCTAAAAAAATAGGACTAGTAGGGAAAATAGCAAAGAGTAAGGTGATTAAAAAAGAGCCTAAGAACTTGGCTGATCCTTCGGCTGTTTTCAACTTTTATCAAAATCAAATTGTAAATATTTCTAATACAGAAGAACAAATGAAGAATATTCCATTATTTATTGCTGCATTTGCAGAAATTGGTATTGAATTACCAGCAAATACAGATGAAAAAACAATTTTAACGAATGTCAAAAACCTTATTGAAAAGAATAAGGAGATAGACAACGAGTTAACGGAGGTGAATAATCAGTTAAAATCTCAAAAAGAAACCACCGTAAATAGTTTAGTTGAAAACGCTTTGAAAAGTGGAAAAATCACTAAAGCTCAGGAAGGTTCTATTCGTGCAATGGCCACTTCAAACTTTGATAGCGCAAAGGCTTTTTTGGATGTTCAGCCTGAAAGAAAATCTCTAACAAAACAACTTAACAATAGTTCAAAAGTAGTAAATTCAACAAACCAAGATACTGAAAAAACTTTCTATTGGTATAGAAAAAATGCACCAGATGCATTGGCAAAGATGAGAAAAGAATCACCAGAGGAATTCCTAGAGTTATACAATGCACACTATAAATAATAGTTCGACGGATAGCATTCAAGGAGGAATCTTAGGGCTCTTTGGCTATGTGGTGAGCTTAGTGTTTAAAATCTCTGAATTTCAAGATGTGTTTCAATCAATAATCATGGCGGCGGTCACCACAACTGTCGGTGTTTTAACCAAATATTTGTGGAATCTAATTTTAAAAAAAAACAAAACCAAAAACAATGAAAAAGCTTAATATAAAAGCAGTTATTACCAACATTATTTTAGCTATATTATTATTTGTAGGATTAGCACCGTTATTTGGAGTGAACTTCTCAGCAGGAATATCTTTAGCCGTTTTTGCATTAGGATTTATTCCTAAATCAACTCGATCAGGTTCCATCGCAATGGAAGGATTGCAAAAAGAAGTTTGGATTGATCAATTGGTAGAAAACTTTTATCCTGAAAATCATTTTATTCTAGATGGTATTGATTTCACACAATTTGTAGAGAATAACAAAGTAAACTTTGCTGCAGCTGGCGATGACCCGCAAACGGTGAAAAATCGTACGAGAGCTCAGAGGCCTATTCCTGTGACTTATGCTGATGATGTCGCGTTGCAATTAGAACTAGATAACTTTAGTAGTGATACTACTGTGGTGGTTGACGTAGAAGCTAAAGAACTTTCCTATAATAAAATGGAAGTCGATTTAAATAAACATAGGCGCTCCATTCGTATGAAGTATGCAGCTTCTGGTATTTATGACATTGCTCCAAATTCGGAGACAGATCATACGCTAATATTAGAAGCTACTGGTCACGATGCAATTACAAATGAAGCATGCTTTGTGGACGCTGACTTCTCCAAATTAAAAGGAGAATGGGATGATAGAGAGTATCCAGCAGAAGGGCGTGTTGTTGTGATGCCTTCAAGAGAGTTAGAAAAATTCAAACGTAACTCTGATACTTTAAAAAAGCAAGTAGGTTTTAAGAATGCTGTGGGGAATTTAAGCTCTAAAATATATGAGATCGAAGGATTTGAAATCAAAACTAGAAAAACGGAAGCTTTGTATCAAGATAACGGTTCAGGTGTTTGGGTAAAACAACCATTTGGAACTTTAGAAACAAACACTACTTTAAAAGGGTGTGTATGCTACATTAAAAAACATTCATTTGCTTATGCTGATGGTACAGTTACAATGTGGGATGCTAAATCTGTAGAGTACCAAGGATATTTGATGAACTTCTCTAAAAGAGGACTTATAAAACCAATTCAACAAAAAGTATTAGCATCAATTGTAATTCCAAAATAGAAAAATAGATGGCAAATAAAAGTAAAGCTGCGTTAATCGCAGAGGAAGTTTTAAAAGCAAACAGCTTTATAAATACAGTATATGTTACTTCAGATCACAAACCGTTTGCAGTAATTAGTGACGCTCAAAATTACGCATCAAAGAAATTTGATGACGCTGAAGCTAGAAAGCTTCAAATCTTTGAAAGAGACGTTTTAGGAATAGTTGCTGAACTAAAAAAAGAGCCGAAAGTTTCTCAAATAGTAAAGAAGATTAAGGAGGCTAAAACTGTTGAAGACGTGAAAGCTTTGATTGAGAAAGAGCATAGACCTTTTGTATTAAAAACTGCGGAAGCGCGTATCAATCATTTATCTCCTAATCAAGAAAAGGTAGCAGATAACTCTAAAGAGCTTGAAGTTTTAACGTTTAGGCACAATACATTACAGGCTAACTTAATTCAAGCTGAAAAAGCTATCAAAGCAAAAGACAAAGTAATTGCTGACAAAGAAGCTGCTATCAAGCAGCTTAAAGCTGCGGCAGGGAAACCCTCTACATCAAATTAATTAACCAGGGCGACCTTATCACACTTTTTCGAAAGTGAGGTCGCAACCCTTCGGGGCTTATTTAATCCAAAATAATGAGAAACTTTATAAAAACATACAAAGAAGAATTACTTGCATTACCACTTTTAATCATTGTTTTATTAGCGTTTAAATCGTTTTTAAATGCAATGTATCCAGATACAGCTCAGTTTGATCTTGCTAGTGAGGTAGAAACTATTTCTTGGGCAATTATAAAATTAATCGTCTTTACTTCATCAGCTTGGTTTGCGCTGAGAGTTGTTTTTCCAAAACCGTTTAGGTATTTAAAGAATAAGTTCTATCAGGATTTTGATCAAATTTCATGTGATGAAAAGCGTAGGATTAGTCTAAGAATATTCTTTGCTTTTCTCTTTGCTTTAGTCTTTCTATCAAGTGGATTTGCCCAAGAGTCACAACTCAGAAATTCTTTAAAAATTCAGCTCGAGAGTCAATTACACGTAAGAGAAGCAACTGGAAATAATGATGGTGTTGCTGTTGAGAAATACTTAGCTTCGGTAGGACTTCCTAAAGGTTATCCATGGTGTGCTGCTTTTACTACGTGGAATTTAAACGCTTTAAATATTCCAAATCCACAAAGTGCATGGTCTCCAAATTGGGCAAAAGAAAAAGATCAAATTTGGTCTCAAGAGATGCTGAAAAGCAATCGTATAAAAGCAATGCCTAAACCGGGTGATTGTTTTACAATCTATTATTCTAAACTTAAAAGAATTGGTCACGTTGGGTTTTATGTTGGTAGAGCTTCTAACGGATATTTTATAACTATTGAAGGGAATACCAACAACAATGGAAGTCGTCTTGGAATAGGTGTTTTTAAGCGAAAACGTCATCCCAAAAAAATATATGCAATAACGAATTACATAACACCATATTATGAAACAAATTTTAGCACTTGTGATGATCATACTGGTTTGTTCATGCAGCACGACCAGAGAGTTGTCAAATCATCAAAAAGTAATCGACTCAATCAAGGTAAGTACCAAAAAGGTAAAAAGAGATTCTATCATAACGATACCTGCAGATTCGACCAGGATAAAAGTTCTAATAGACAAGCTTACAGAAAAACCTTTGGTAAAGAAGTCAAAAAGGACTTCTCTAACAATTCGAAAAGTGGGGAACTCAATAGAGGCGACTTGCTTGGCCGAAGAGTACCAGAAAAGAATCGAACTGCTCGAGACAATAGTCACTCTGGAGAGAGAACTTCGAATAACTCAGACTCGAGAACTGGAGAGGCAAAAAGGAGTAGTCAGGCAACTTATAGACGGCGTGCTTTATATCCTTGCTGCAATTGTATTAATTGCATTAATAACCTTAGTAATCAAAATACTACCATCTAAAAACAGAGAATAATGAGACCAGATGTACTTATTGAACAAACAGATGGAAACCTTGGGCGAATTTCAGCTAGTTCTGATGGAATTACTGCTATTGTAGTATCAGGAGTTGCAATTTCTAATAAGGTTGAATTAGGACAGATATTAACGTTGTATTCTACTCAGGATGCAATTGATTTAGGAATAAACGAAGATTATGATGAAACTAATAAAGTTTTAGCTTTTCAACATATATCAGACTTTTATAAAGGAGCTGGAGAGGGAAATAAATTATATGTAATGGTAGTTGCACAAACTGTGCTGCTTTCTGAAATAGTAAATAAAACCTCTAATTATGCCGCTTTAATTTTAAGAGAGAAAAAAGACGTAAAAATATGTGTTGTAACTCGATTACCACAAGACGGGTACGTACCAGTGTATGATGAACAATTTGATACTGATATCATTTTAACCATTTCTAAAGCTCAAGAGCTAATTGACTTTGAGAGAGCTGCTCCTAGACATCGATATGTTCAAATGATCATTGAAGGTTATGACTTTCAAGGAAATCCATCTTTAACAAAAGATTTTAGATCCTTAGAAAGTGGTCGTGTATCTGTTGTTTGTGGTAACAATTTAAATATTGCCACAAAACAGATAGATAGCTCAACTCCATATGCCAAATATGCTTTTGCTGCCTACATAGCGGGGTTAAGAGCTGGTCTTCCAGTACAACGTAATATTGGGCGCGTTAAAAATGGTAAAATAGCCTTTGATAGCGTAGGACTAAGCGATGGACGGAGTGTTCTTGAAATTCATGAAACGCATTTAGATGTTCTAAATAAAAAGGGGTTGATTTTCGCTTGGGAACATCCAAACAAAGCAGGTTTTTATATCAATAATGATCATGTGTGTATTTCTATTACTTCAGATTATGCTTATAGCCCTAATGGTCGTGTAGCTGATAAAGTTAGTAGAATAACTAGATCTGTATATATTGAGGAGTTACTTGATGATTTGGAAGTAGATGCTCAAACTGGGCGTTTAGAAGTATCAGTTGTAAAAGCTTTTCAAGAAAAACTTAAAAAACAACTTGATACAAAGATGGTCAATAAAACTTTAAAAGAAGCTTCAAATATTGAGGTATTCATGGATCCAAACCAAAATATCATTTCTACAGATCAAATTGACGTTGAAACTGACGTAACTCCAAAAGGTTACGCGAGTATTATCAAGGTAAAGCAGTCATTTATTAACCTATATAAAAACTAATCATGATAAACGGTTTAGAATATGCATGGGAGGACATGCAAATTGTACTTGAGGGAGATAGTCAGCCATTAGAAGGAATTGTCGAGATTAACTATGAAAAGTCAAAAGATCATACAAACATATATGCTCGAGGCTCTGACCCAAAAAGGGGAGGACGTGGAAAAAATGAATATTCTGCAAATATGGTTCTTTTACAATCAGAATTTGACAAGTGGAATGAATCAATTGGTAAAGGGAAAGATGTAACGGATTTGAAAGGATTTGGGATTACGGTAAGTTATGCTCCTGAAGGAGGAAAAGAAACCACAGATCAATTGATTTTTGTTCGTGTTAGGAAGTTTAAAAAAGGAATGAAAACAGGAGATGGAAACATGACTATTGATTGTGAGCTTATTCCTGGTAAAATAAAATATAACGTTTAATAATAAATAGAGATGTCAACAAAAACAAATAGACCAACAAAAGAGGAGATCGCTGCATGGAAAAAAGAACATGGAGCTATTTATCAAATTACAGTAGAAGATAAAATTATCATTTTACGAGAACCTAAAATCAAAGATTTAGAGCGTGCAATGTCGGCAGACCCTAAGAATAAAAAGAAGTTCAATTTCAATAGAAGTATCATTGAAAACTGTTCCTTGTACTCAGATCCTGGCGCGATGGATTCTGACAAAAAAACCTTAGCGGTATTTGCTGAATTAGATGAACTAATTCCTGAAGTAGAAGCAAGCACAAAAAAGCTTTAGAGCAATATGAGGTGAATCGTGACACCGACGAGTTTCGCCTCATATTTGCTCAATTAAGTTTTTATTACAAAAAAACACTTTCAGAAATAAGAAGTTTACCTAATGATGAAATTTTGGAGATGTTTCAAAATCTCATTTGGATAAGAAACCAAGAAAAAGACGAATCTCAAATCTCTTAAATGGGTCAAAAAAAATCAATCTGGCGTTTAATAATGAAGGCCACTGGCGTCGAATCGAAACTATCAAAGATCAATGGCTTAGCAGACAAAGTTTCAAATAAGTTTGCAAATGCTCAAGATAAAATTAATCGATTTACTTTAGGAGTTAAAGAAGCAGCTTCTGAAATTCCCTATTTAGGTAGAGGAATTGAACTCGCCACAAACCCTATTGTCGCCATGGGAGGAGCTTTACTTTTTACCATTGGTGTGATGGGAAAAGCGGTAAATACTGCAGGTGAATTCAACTATCAGTTTTTAGAACTCCAGCAGCTAAACCTTGATAAATCGGTTAGCGAAATAGATCGTTTAAATAGAGCTGTATTAGATACTGCTTTTTCTGCGGGGATGAATGCCACCAAAACTGCTGAGGCATATTATAATTTACAATCTTCTACGGGTAAATATGGAGCTGAAATTGATAAGACAGTTGTTAAACTAGGGAATTTTTCAACTGTTACAAAAGCAAATTTTGAGGCTTTAGTAAATGGAGCTGGTAAGGCGATTAAGATTTTTAAATTATCATCAGAGGATATGGATTCTTTTTTAGCTTCGTCCGCTAAAACGGTACAAATGGGAGTTACTACATTTGATCAATTAGCTAACGTGCAAGTAGATTATTTCGGAGGTGCAGCAGCTGCAGGTCAAGGATTTGATGAGGCTAATAAATTATTTGCAGCTTTAACTATTGCTGCTAAAAGCCCACAAGAAGCAGCTACTTTAACTAAAACGGCATTTCAAGGATTAATTGATCCGAATGTTCAAAAAGGACTTGCTAAATATGGGATTAACCTTTTTGATGCTTCTGGAAAGATGAAAAAACTAGATCTAATTACTAAAAATCTGGTTGATCGTTTGAAAACTATGAGTGATCAACAGTTTTCTAAATTCATGGGAGAAGTAGGAGGTCCTGAGGGATTAAAAACCGTATTAAATACGGCAAAGAGTAATGGTGAAGCTCTACTTGATACGTTTAAAAAGTTTGACAATACAAAGTTTGATATTGATAAAGCTCTAAAAAATGCCAATGGGGATTTTCAAACGCTTAAAAATTTAGTAGGAAATAGAATTAATGTCATTATGGTAAGATTAGGGCAACAGATCTTACCAACTATTGTAAGAGGATTACAATGGTTTAATGAGAAATTAATCACTATTTCAACATGGTTTCAAGCAAACAAAGGAATCATATTAGATACACTCGAGGGAATTGGTTATGGTTTGTTGGCTTATGCAGGTTATTGGGCTATAGTTAATTTTAGTATGATGCTAACCACAGGAATCACGGCACTTGTTACTGCAGGGCAATGGCTTCTTAATGTAGCATTAAGCGCCAATCCTATTGGTATTATAATTATTGCAGTTGTTGCACTTGTAACTGCCTTCACATTGCTATGGAAACGCTCAGAAACCTTTAGAGGAACAATCACCGGACTTTGGGAATCGCTCAAAACATTTGGTACTGTAATCAAGGAATTTGTGATCATGAGATTAAAGCAAATGCTAAAAGGTATTTCAGGAATTGGAAAAGCTTTAATGCTCTTTTTTAAAGGAGATTGGAAAAAAGCATGGGAAGCAGGAAAAGAAGCTGCAGGGAATTTAACAGGGTTGAATTCAGAGACCCTAGCAAAGGCAAAAGAAAGCGGGAAAAAACTAAAAGCAAGTTTTGCAAAGGGATATGATTCTGGAGCTAGTAAAGTAAAGGCGCATCTTGCAAATGATAATACTGAAAAACAAGGGAGTAAACAAAGTGTCCTAGGTAAAGTTTTTGGGTCTAGAAATTCAGGAGCTGGAACAGGAAGTCAAGCGCGATCTCCAAAACTTACTTCTGGAATAAATAGTATTTCTGGAGGAGGAAAAAGTGTTAGAAATGTTAAGGTAACAATTCAAAAACTGGTAGAAGAGATAAATATTCACTCTCAAGATGTCAAAGAAGGAACTTCTGAAATTAGAGATATAATACAAGAAGAATTAATAAAGGCCTTACAAGGTTATGAAATAGCAGCAGGATAATGGCAAAAATAAATTTATTAGAAGCATATAATGAGGCTTTTGGAAGCGCTTATAATAGTGTTGGAACTATTGCTGTAGTTCCTAAAGAGAGCTCTCTTGTAGAACAGGATGTACCAGTATTAAATTTTGATCGTACAAGTGTATTAGGAACTCCAATTCATTTCCCTATGCAGTTAGATGGTTATGAATTACCAAATGAACCTTTAGTTTCGATTTCAGGAAAAAACAGAATTGTGAAAACTCCAGTTGACGGCCAAGATGGAACATTTAAAGAATTATTTTCTCGAGATGATTATATGATCACTATTAAAGGGATTGCATTTAATGAAGAAAATGAGGAGGAATACCCAGAGCAAATTATACGTAAGATAAGAGAGCTTTGTGAGCTTGGTTCTGTTAAAGTTACCAATAAACTACTAAGCTATTTTAATATTAATTATTTAGCTATTGAAAGTTATGATTTTCCAGCAGTTGAAGGAGTAATGTGGCAGGCTTACGAGATTAGATGTTTAAGTGATAAACCTTATGATTTAGAGCTTCGTGATGCGTAGAATGAATAGCTACATAGAGATCGGAAAACATACTTTTCAAACTGGGAGAGTTAGCAGTGTGAGGATTAAAAGAAGTAGAAAAACTATTGGAAATACTGCTATCATAAAGTTACCTAATTACAGAAAGCAGCTTGATAGTGAAATCAATGTAGGAGATCCAGTTCTTATAAAGTTAGGTTATGATGGAAATTTAGTTACTGAGTTTACAGGCTATGTTTCTTCAGTATCTCCTAAATCTCCATTAGAAATTCAGTGTGAAGATCAGATCTGGAAACTAAAACAACAACAAGTAACAAAGAGCTGGAAACAGACAAGTTTGCATCAAGTATTAAAGTACCTGGTTCCTGATACTGAAATTGAATGTCAAGATATTGAAATGTCGCCATTCAGACTTAATAAGGTAAATAAAGCGGAAGCTTTAGCTAAAATTAAATCTGATTTTGGGTTGGATGCGTTTTTTAGAAATGGAAAGTTGTATGTAGGGTTTGCTTATAACGAAAGAAATACTCCAGTAGTTAAGTATCATTTTCAAGAGAATGCTCAAGTACATCAATTGGTCTATAAGAAAAAAAACTCTGTCAAACTGAAAGTAAAAGCAATTTCAATTCTTCCGGACAATACTCGAATTACGGTTGAATTGGGAGACAAAGATGGAGATCAGAGAACACTCCATTATTACAACAAGACCGCAGCGGACATGAATGTTCTAGCAAAGGAGCATATCAAGCAAATGAAATACGATGGTTATAGAGGAGCTTTTAAATCGATTGGAGGAGTTCCTTTTGTGGATCATTCAATGATTGTAGATCTAGAAGATAATAAGTATGTAAATCGTGCTGGAAGTTATTTTGTGGATCAGGTAATAACAACCTATGACACAAATGGATATAAACGAGTGATAACTCTTGGTAAAAAAGCAGCTTAATGGGAAATGTAACAGAAGAATACGATGCTGCATTTAGAAAGAAGCTCGAGAAGCTTTTACCAGTTCAAACAATGATTGCTCGAGTTATTTCTTTGGATCGAAACACTTTTACCTGTGATGTTAAGCCAGTTGATGATTCTCCAGAGTTTCACAATGTAAGATTACAGGCAATAATCGATGATAATGATCAGGGGGTGGTAGTTGTTCCAAAATTAAAATCTAGTGTTCTAGTCTCTATTGTTGAAAATAATGAGGATAACAATTATATAAGTCAATACTCAGAAATAGATGAGTTTATTTATAAAATTGATCAGTTTGAGTTTAGTGGAAATGCTCAAGGTGTTCGAATAAATAACCAAGGGGAAAAGCTTAAAACTGTATTAAATGATTTGATTGATAACTTGAGTTTTCAAAATCAATTAATACAAGAGGTTAATAAAAAATTACAAAAAGTGATAGTGATAAATGGAAGGTCTCCAGATGTTCCTGGTTTAATTTCAATTAATGATGAATTAGCAAAAGTGATGGATAAAAATACCTCAGTTAAACAGCGTTTAAATCAGATTTTAAAAGAGTAAAAAATGCCGGCAGATACAGTTGAACAATTAAAGCAAAAAATAAAAGCAGCTTATGATAAGCATTCGGATAAAGATGTAAATCCTGCAATAGCTCGTGAAGAGTTAGCAGATGATATTGCAAAAGCGGTTGAAGCTTATATCGTGGGAAGATTAACCGTTATCTCAGGAAATCAAGGAATAATACAATAAAAGGCATGAAAGATTTTAAACTAGATGAGACTGGTGATATCGAAATTAACAATGGAGATTTTGAAGTTTTAGAAAACGCAACAAATCAACACCAAAAACATCTCTTATTATTTGAAAAAGCAGAAGTAAAAGAAAGTCTTTTGATTGGTGTAGGTGCTAAGTCGTTTATTCTTGATGATGCCGACGGTAATGAGCTTTTACATGAAATTCAAGAGCAATATGAGAAAGATGGAATGAAAATAGAAAGGCTAACAATTGATCAACATTACAACATAAATGTTGATGCTAAATATAAAAAAGATGACCGTCGTTAAGGTGTTAAATAATCAATCGATAATTGATTTATCTATCCAGATAACAGGATCAGTTTACAACGCTGTGTTGTTAGCTGGACATAATAATTTAAGTCTGACAGATCAACTTATTCCAGGACAAACTCTTCAAGTTCCTCAGGCAATGGTTTATGACGCGAAAACACTTGAGTATTACACAAAAAATTATTTAGAGCCTGCCACTGGATTATCAGATAATGATAAAGATGTTATTGATGGATGCGAAGGTATTGGATGTTGGACTATAGGAATGGATTTTAGAGTAAGTTAATTATGGCAAGAACAATAGAAGAAATACAAAGCGAAATGTTAACTGCTAAGGAGAATAAAATCGAGCTAGCAGAATTAAAAGATACTACAAAGATAACTAGTTTATTCCAGAAGTTTTGGAATTATACTTTTGGTACATCGAGAAGTACAAGTAGAGTTGCAATATGGAGGTTATGGGTGTATGTAGTTTCTTTTTGCATCTGGACGTTAGAAATTTTGTTTGATAAGCATACCCATGATATAGATCAAAAACTTTCATCGTTAAAGCCTCATACACTTAGATGGTATCGAAATAAAGCATTGGCTTTTCAATATGGTTTTAATTTACTACAAGATAGTGATAAGTTTGATAATGGACTGGTTACTGAAGAAGAAATTGAACTTTCTAAAATTGTTAAATATTCCGCGGTCACTGAATCCTCAGATGAGAGTAGATTGATCGTAAAAATAGCCACGGAACAAAATGGCGTATTATCTCCAGTAGATACTCCCCAATTTAATGCTTTTAAAGCTTATGTTAAAGAGTTTAAAGATGCCGGAGTTCGTATTACAATTATCAACTTTTTACCTGATAGATTACGTATAAAAATGCGTGTTGTTCGCGATCAATTAATTTTGGATAGTAATGGAATGGATCGATTAACAGGAATTTTTCCTGTAAATGAAGCTATCGATAGCTTTTTAAAGCAGCTGCCGTTTAACGGGGAGCTTTCCCTTCAGAAACTTGAAGCAAAACTTTTATCTGTTAAAGGAGTAATAGATTTAAATCTTGATTTAGCTGAAACGTCTTGGATTGATGGTAATGGGGTTAGTTATGGAGACTGGAATCCAATTGATATAAGTACTATTCCTGTCTCAGGTTATTTTAAAATAAACTTAACTGAAGACAACCAAACTAAAAGCTCAATCTCTTATGTATAATGCGTTTAATGTAAATTTTAATAGATTAATAGGTCTTTTAATCCCTGTAATATTAAGGAAACCTAAAATGATCTCCTGGTTACAAGTGTTAGTTAGTCCTATTGCTTCATTACATTATAAATTTCAACAAAAGCGAGAATTAGATTTATACAAATTGGCTCATAATGGCCAAGTTTGTTATCTAAGAAAAGTGTTAAATGATGCGTTTGATCCTTCGAAAAGAAGAATTGAAATAACAGATGGAAGTCGTTTTACACCTCAGTATATATATACAGAAGCAGAAGAAAAGCCTACCTATTTAGGAGAAATGTATTTGAGAGATGAATCTGTTTATGAAGATACAGGTGTGGATTTTATTGTATTACTTCCTTTTGAAATTTGGGAGGAGCATAAGACAAAAATAAGAGTTGGAGAATATCGATTTTATGATATAGAAAGGATTATTGATTTCTACCGATTAGCAAGTAAAAGATATAAAATAGAGTTTAAATAATGGATTTTTTAGAAGTAAATCAATCAGGAGGATTTCCTCTTACAACCAACATACTAAATCACCTACAAAATGCAGCTTCAATATTTCAAACTTTTGGAGAATTGGCAGGAGATTTTATAATTATCTCAGGATGTGAAAATATCGGAAGTCAAGTTACAGATGGAGTTGTCTATTTCAATGGTGAGATCTTTCCTTTTAAAGGAGGTTCAAAACTCTCAAAAGTTAGAATTATTGAGATAAATGAAACTAAAAATTTTCAAGATGGGACCACAAAAGCTGTTGTATTTAAAAGACATGTCGAGTTTGGTACTGCAACAGTAGATTTTCTTTGGTCAAATTTTAAAAAAATAGACCCGCTAAAATCATTGATGAGTAGAGTTGAAAATCTAGAGAAATTTGCACGCCCATTTAGCCAAGGGGGGAGTATGCTTTTTTGGAACAAACCTGCAAATGAAATTCCTGAAGGATGGCGCGAAGTTATTAATTGGCGTGGTAGAGTGCCTGTTGGCTATGACATCAACCAATATGAATTTAATCAAATAGGGAAAATAGGAGGAGAAAAAACACATAAATTAATAAATGATGAAATTCCTGATCATAATCACCCTATGAAGTTAATGACAGGGGCTCATTATAATTCAAAAATTAAACAATATGCAGGTAGTGGAGCAAAAACACGTAACACAACTTTAACTGATACACTTGATTTACAAAATACGGAAAGTGCGGGAGGTGGCCAACCTCATAATAATTTACAGCCATATCGAGTTGTTATTTTTATCGAACCAATTATCTAATTATGGCAACAGATAGAAATACAGTAAAGAGTTGGTTTAAAACTAAGCTTAAACCTACTCAGTATCATTTTTGGAACTGGATAGATAGTATTTGGTTCAAAGATGATTTGATTCCTTTGAATAAAATTGAAGGATTAAATCAAAAGTTAATTGAAAAAGCAGATGCAGAGTTGTTAACAAGTCACATTATTAATCGAGGTGGATTAAAAGATGCTCAAAATTTTCTGTTATTTCCAAATCAATCATTTAAATACACTCTTCCACAAGGTGCGCAACTTTTTGCAATTAAAACATCGTTTGTAGGGCAAGAAACGAAGTTGGAACTTTCTACTTCAGAAAATTTTGAAGAAGGATATTGTGGAGAGCTAATTAGCTCGTATAATGATGTGCTAAATTTTCCATTTTTAAATGCTTCTTCAATATGGATAAGGGCAAATTATCAAATAATGGTAACACCTATTATTTACCAAGGAATAATTCCTCAAAATCAAACATAATAATTAAATATATATAGATGAATACAGAACAAGCAACTCAGGAAATTACTACAGTTAATTTACAAAAAAATGAACCTTTTTATTTGCCAATTATTGGTGGGGAAATTTTAGAAAGTGTGATTTTTTTAGATAAAGCAACAACTTATAAAATTAGTGTTGTAGAAGATTTTAAAGAGATAACAGAAGGAACAACTACCGCTAATAATGATATAATATTATTGAATTTAAAAACGAAATGTTTAGTTCTAATGTCAAATAAAGATACAAAAGTAAAATTAATAACCATAAAATAAGAGAAATGAAACAAGTACTGAATAAACTTCAAATTTTAGATATAAAATCAGCGAAATTAGGTACAGATGAAAAAGGAAATGTTATTGCGTTGCCTCAAACAACAACGCAAACAAATTCAACTCCCAAGTTAATTGATATGTCTGATAACCCTAAAGCTAATTTAGATATAAAGAACCCTTTGAATATAATTACAGGAGAGAATTTAAAATATGTAGCATTAAATTTACCAGCAGGACTATCGAAAAACATAAAAATCATTAATGGTACTAAGCTCGACGCAAAATTAGCAATATGGGGGAATGAAATTATCAAGGGAAATTTTTTATTGCAAAATTCTTCGGAAAAAGGAGACAGAGAATTAACTATTCCAGCTGGAAAATATGTTGAGTTTATAAAAATTAAAAATGGTAAATTCTTTATAAATAAGAGTTAGGGAAAAAATCTCCCAGCATTAAAAAAATTCCTACACCTTTTTAAACGAAGAGCCAACGGCTACTGGGAGATAAAGTCTTCTAGTGTCGTTGGCTTTTGTATTTACAAGGTATAGGAAAAACAAAGATAGTAACAAAACAATTAATAACATATTAAAAAACATATAAAATGAAAAAGAACTATGGTTCATCACCCCTTCCATTTCAAGGGCAAAAACGAAATTTTATAAAACAATTTAAAGAAGCTTTAAAAACTTATCCTGAAGATGCAGTTTACGTTGACTTATTTGGAGGTAGCGGCTTATTAAGTCATACTGTTAAGCAAGAGAAACCTAAAGCAAAAGTTATTTATAATGATTACGATTCGTTTAAAAATAGAATTGCAGCAATACCAAAAACTAACAATATACTTAGGAAGTTAAGGGAATTATTATCTGATTATCCAAAAAGTAAAAAAATAAATGGAGATAAACGAAAAGCTGTTTTAGAATTGTTAAAACTGGAAAACAATAAAGGATATGTAGATTTTATTACAATATCTTCTTCTATTCTATTTTCTATGAATTATGTACAAACGTATGAAGAATTAGAAAAGCAAACTTTTTATAATAGGATAAGAAAATCAGATTTTAATGCTGAAGGTTATTTGAATAATGTTGAATTTGTTTATGGAGAATATAAAGAGGTTTTTAAACAATATAAGAATGTTCCGAATGTTGTTTTTTTAGTTGATCCACCTTATTTATCAACTGATTGTACAACTTATAAAAACTACTGGAAGTTAACCGATTATCTTGATGTTTTAAAGGTTTTATATAGTAATAATTATTTTTACTTCACATCAAATAAATCAAGCGTAATCGAGCTTTGTAAGTGGATTGAAAACAATACTGGAGGTGTGAACCCATTTAATAAAGCGAAGGTCGTTTACCAGTATAATAAAACAACACATAATACAGGATATACGGACATTATGTTACATAAATGTTATACCACAGATACTACTCTTTAA